CACCACTTCCAACCGTTACAGTAGCAATAGACTCATAGGAGTTAGTGCTTACAGGCGCACTTACTCCGTTAATAAGTCCAACTATTGAAGGAAGCATTAGGCGATAGCACCTACGACATACCAGGTATCAGTTGCGGTCTTGATAAGTGCAGCCGACTTGTATTGCGCTAATGTTGGAGCAGCAGGAGTAGCACCGGCAGATAGAACTGTTGTTGTTCCAGATGTTACTGCTGAGATCGTACATACTCCGGCTCCTATGTTTAGGACTGTGATAACTGTGCCTATCGGAAACGCGGTAGTCGCGTTGGTAGGGATTTTGACCGCGCTTGAAGTAGCGTTATTAGTTGTAACTAAAACTTGGTAAGTATCCGATGATCCGACTGTGTAAGTTGTGCCAGTCTGTGCGTTTAATGTGAACGCCACAAGTGAGTTCATATCGGCGGCGGTTAATACATCGCCTGTGTTGTACGGAAATCCTACTGCCATGATGCTCCTTTAGTAACCTAGAATGGAAAGGTAGGCTGGATCGCCTATTATTCCATATATTGATGAGTTAAGTATAAAACTGCCCACAATCGGCTCTGAAGTCGTGAATGTGGCCAGAAAACTTGTTGGGGTAATTTCATAAGCCATGCCTAAGCATTGCAAAGTTTTATGAATGACTGTGCCATCTTGTCCAACATTTTTAATATCTAATGTGTTGAAGTAATCCAAAGCCAAAGCCGCATTAATGCCATCTGCATAATTTGGAGTGGATAGATCAAGGGTAAGCGCATCAATTCGGATGGTTGTTTGTGCGCGAGTTGCTACATAGTTCAAAGCGATGTTTAAGGCATCCTGATCGGTCTGACCTAGGACATTGTTCTGATGAATGGAATGTGGAAAATAAGTGGTGATAGATGCCGCGTTATAGGCTTCTTGTTGGGTTCCACCGATATTCTGGATAATTGCATCATTGATGATCAACTTGTCATCATGAGCGAACTTGATGTTGGAGTAACCAATGCCTGTGCCATCATTGCTGAAATAGTAAGGATTCTTGCCAGAAGTGCCCATTACATAGGCTCTGGAACGGAATATGGCATCGCCTTGGGCATCCATGTAGAAAGCACCCTGTTCCGTAAATTCAACCTGTTTAATGGCTTGTAAAGCCGTTCTAGGAGTTCCCGGATCGGCTTGTAACTTAGTTTCTGTGCCACCCGTTTCGATCTCTCGTAGGCCGTTAGGAAACGCCACATCGTCAAGGATTTTGTTAATGCGTGTGCCAGAATCTTGCCCTGCTGAAGTTCCGGGTACTGTGGTGATGTTGGCTAATTGCAGCAATCTAAAGCCATCGCTGGCTTCAATGTCTACATAACCAATTTCTTGATTCTTAGGATAGGAATAGTTATAGGCAGTTACATAACCGCTAAAAATGTATTGGGTGATCCCAGCATGGGTGGCATAGACGCGCACCTTACGAAGCGGTACTAAATTAGGATAATAAGGACTAGATGGATTGGTTGGGTTCCAATCGCCATTAGGATCGTAAAGTCTGAATGTAAGTGTTCCGGCTTGGAACTGATCTTGAAATAGGTTATAACCACCCTTGATACTTATCTTTCCTACTTGATCGGAAATATCGACAATCTTGGGAACTGTATCGCCTAAGTATCCGCGACCAATTTGGCCGTTGGCTGGATCATCCAAAATTAACGGGTAGCCAAAGGTAGCGCCATTCGAGAAGTCGAATGTTACGCCAACTGTAACTCCGTTATTTGAATACATTAGTTGTTGAAATTATAAGATAGTCGGTTGATATTTAGGGCAGTTCCATTGGCAGTTGCAGCCTGTGTTGCATTAACAACGAGTCCGGGAGTTGCGCTTACATTAAGGTTTATAGATCCTTGTAATGCGGCGTTCTGGTTGATCACGCTATTTAACGCATCGATAGATGATTGAATGTCTGCATTTATAGCATCCGCCCCTGACAAAACATTGGCTGCGTCTAGATTGGCTGCGTCTAAGGCTGAAGCGGTCGATGCTTGCAAGGCTGGGGTAATTGCAAAGGTCGATGCTCCGTTTTGAGCCAAAGCCGCTTGTAAAGCCTTAACTTGAGCCAAAGCATCTGAAGCGCCAGAAATCCAATTACCATATGGATCAATTTGCATTGATTGTAAAGCGGCAGCATTGGCGGCAAGGATTTGTTGAGCCAAAGCACCAGCAGCATCCGCATTGTTGTTTAATAACGCCGCTTGTAATTGTAAGCGTTGATTTATGTTGTAATCATTAGATTGTGATAGCGCGGCTTGGATTTCGACTTGTTGAACATCTACGGCCTTGCCAGCAACATCTAAAACTGATTTAGCCTTAGCCGCCGCTAATTGTGCATTGCTTTGAGCGGTAATCTGCTTTTGAATAGCCAAGTTCTGGCTTGCAGTCTTTAGAAGGCTGGCCTTGCTAATTGCGTCTTGGCGAGTTAGCCCTAAACCTTCTTTGTATGGAACTAAACCTTTATTGAATTGAACCGCCAAATTGGCTTGATCTTTGGCTAATTGCTTTTGCATGGCGTTTGGTCCAGATAGCCAACGCACAGGATTAAGAATGTCTTTTACGGAGATTGTGAATTTTGTGATCCAATACACAGCCGTTGAAAGATCATCACCTAAAGTTTTAATCCAACTAAAAGATCCATTGTTGCCAGTATTTGCCAAAGTGATAAAAGCATTAACCAGAGATCCGCCAACTTCTACTGAAGCATCGTGAGCGGTATTTTTTAATCTATCTAATGTTCCCTGAAAAGTATTAGCGGCTGCGGCGGCATCGCCTTTGAACATTTGTTGTAATATCTTTAAGTTTTGAGCAAAAGTATTTGTTTTAATTTGGCCTTCGGTTAATCCCAGACGCAAGCGAGTCAAGGCAGTATTACTACCCCCTGCGGCGGCACCTAAAGCCGTTGTAACTGTCATTAAATCTTTGCCAGAACCAGCAGAAATGTCTAAAGCGGTCTTAAGCAATTCTTGAGAATATGCAGCATCTTTTGTATAGCGAGCCAGATTATTGAAAGCAGGGGTTAATTGCTCTTTAGTGATGCCATAGGTTTCGGATAGTTTTGCAATGAATTCTGTTAATTGTCCTATGCTGGCAGAAAGGCCTAGGTTTGATAATGTCTGACCAAATTCTGCTGCGGCTTTTTGATCTGCTGCAAAAGCATCAACGGCTGCTTTACCAAATGAAATGATCTTTTCGGCAGCAAATAACCCAGTAAAAGTTTTAGCCAGTTTTCTGGCTTGACCTTCTAAGTTGCCAATAGCGGATTCCGCTAATTTGGTTCCCTTGCCATCAAATGTGGCAGTAATGGGTACAACAAGTCCTTTAATGGCTGCCATTAGATCTTTATCTCCAACCCAGCAGTAGTTTTGTTAATTGCGTTAATAATTGTTTTTTTTACTTTGCCATCATCTTTATTAACGGCTTGATAAATAATGCGACCAACCGACCTTGGGCCTGTGCCTACTCGATAAAACCCACCAACGGCATTTGCAATGGCTTGGATAAAATGCGCTCCAGCATTGGGATTGTTGGACTTTGATTTAGGACTGCCGTTTGGATTTTTACGGCCAGCAGTTTCTATAATTGCGCCGGATGCTGAAAAGTTAATAATTGAATATAAAGCCACCCAGCCGGAAGTATTTAGGCGGCGTGGGCTGGTGGAATAACTGATTCCGCGCTTAGCGGCGGTTAATTCATAAGTAGGAAAAGCACGAACGCGAGAAGTACGAGATTTAGATTCATGCGCTGGAGCAGTCCAATTTGATAATCCGGCAATAGTTGAAGGCAAATAAGTTTTTGCTTCATTTGCAAGCGATTTCAAGGCTGGCTTGATTTCTCTATTGATTTCTTTATAAAGTTCCGGAGAAAGCGAACGCAAGGCTTTTAAGGTTCTATCTAAACCTTCGATTGCGTTCGGCATTTTCTTCTTGCATCCTAACTTTATCTTTTAGAACCGCCTTTATGCTTTTTAACATATCGGGATCCATTTCTAAGAAATACTGTGGCGCGATGCTAGTTGCAACCGATAAGGCCGCTATTTCGTAATGTCTAGTATCGCGCGTTAACCATTTGGGGAATCATCTACCAAAACTTCTACAAGTTGTAGGGTTTCAATAAACTTTTCCCCAAAGGTTGGAACTGTTTCACCGGAACGGCGTAAACACTCCCACGCCAACCAATATACATCTGTTTGCTTTTCATTCTCACGAAAGGCTTTCATAAAGCCAACCTTTGCGTAGTTTTCAAAAGCATATTCGATCACAGGGGTAATTGGATATTCTGCCGCATCCCCTGAAGCCTTAGTGATACGAAGTTTAATCATTGGATCTCCTTTAGAAGGTTCCTGCTGGATCTACTGTTGTTTGAGAGTTTACAGTAAATGTTACGGACTGTGTAGACAATTCGCCTACTTTGCCGTTGATGTCTGTGGTCTTATTAACCAAGATTGACATTGTATAAACTGGGTTACTGGCAGAAACCGCGACATCTTTTTGTTGTAGAAGTTTTAGTTGAACTGTTTGACCCCAGTTTGTTTGTAGCAAAGAAGTAATAGAAGTTGTTGTTGATTCATCATTAAAGAAATCTAATGTGATTGTTGATGCTTCTAGACCCTTTACAAATCGGTGAGATAGGTCACCCATTGCGGAAACTTCTAGTTCGTCAAAGTTGCGTGTAAGGGTAACGCCGCTTACATGGTCGCTAACATCAACTGTGCCGATCTTTACGCCGACCTTATTATTTAATCCGACAATAGCCATTTATTATTCCTCTGTTTTCTTGGTCGATGGTGCTGGTGTTGCTGGTGCTTGGATTTGTCCAATCTTAATTAGAAAGGCCAAATCCTCTGGTGAGAAATCACTCATGATT